CTTAAGTGACGCTGAATCAACGGTGGATTGGATTCAACCAACAGCCACTGGATTCAATCCATACAACATTGCTTGGAACGCCACCTACATCTACATCGCCATTCGCCGTGGCCCGATGAAGACGCCGGAGAGTGGGATGGAGGTGTTTGCTCCTGTGGCATACGCTGGAAATGCAGTTTCTGGAAGAGTCATTACTGGGTTTGGTTTTCCGGTTGACATGACTCTTACAAAAGCCCGCCAACGCAGTACAAATTGGTTTGCCACAGACCGTTTGCGCGGGGGCAGCGCAACAACTATGTCAATCCTAATACCCAATGACACAAGCGCAGAAACGCTGCTAGAAACAGACAGGTTGTTGGCTATTGATTACATGGATGGAGTAAAAATTGGTGCTGATAACGATGTAAACGCATCCACTAGCAATCTTTATGAAATTTTGGGTTTTCGCCGCGCCCCCGGCTTCTTTGATGTGGTTTGCGGTAGATGGTTTGCTGGGAATCTTAATCACAATTTAGGAGTTGCTCCTGAATTAGTAATTGGTAAAGTTCGTAATAATACCAACTTTTGGTATACTTGGGTACAAGGGTTTGCAAATAACGAATATCTTTATTTGGATTCAGCAGCCGCAAAAGATAATTTTTACACAAACCTTTGGACAACCATGACATCAACCCAAATTGGGTTGGTAAATTTTAGTGGAACTGATAATGCTGTTTATTACATATTCGCATCCTGTCCGGGCGTAAGTAAGGTTGGAAGCTATACAGGCACAGCAACAACCCTGCAAATTAACTGTGGTTTCTCTGCTGGCGCAAGGTTCGTCCTAATCAAGCGCATTGATTCAACAGGCGACTGGTACGTCTGGGACTCTGCTCGTGGCATGGTGAGTGGCACTGATCCGCGCTTGGCTCTAAACAGCACATTGGCAGAAACCAATCAGAACTGGGTCTACACCACAACTGGCGGGTTTGAAGTCGTCACCGCAAACGTAGGAGTTAACGCTTCTGGCGGGTCATACATTTACTTAGCAATAGCTTGAGGAACAACATGAACTATCGCATCCGATCAACTGGTGAAGTCAAAACTCAAGGCGACATCAGGAAACTGCACCCCAACACATCCCTGCCCCGCGTCTGGGATGAGTCAATCTGTGAAGCGCTTGGCATTGATGTGATCTTTGAGGGTCCGCAAGCCACTGGCGGGGATCAGTACCAATTTAGCCAAGCTGCCGGGATCGAAGAGATCAACGGCAAGTGGTACACCAAGTACGTCCTTGGGCCGATCTTCACAGACCGCCCTGCAACTGACACTGATCCAGCAATGACTGCGGCGCAGCAGGAAGCCGCGTACAAGGCAACCAAAGACGCCGAGCAAGCCGCAAATGTCCGTGCTGATCGTGACCGCAAGCTGGCAGAGTGTGACTGGGTGACTCTGAAAGCCATTGACGCCAGCAATGATAACTTGGGAATTCAGTTGCCGCAGGTCTGGATGACCTACCGTCAGGCGTTGCGGGACATTACCGCGCAGGATGGGTTCCCCTGGAACGTGGTTTGGCCGACAAAACCGGAGTGAGAAATGAGCATTTCAACCAACTTCCCAACAATCAAGCCCAGCCTCCTGTTGGACTTCGCTAACGTCGGCGCACTTGATCCGCGCATCACGTTCACCCGTGCCAGCACAGGGACTTATTATGATGGCGTGACGACTGCGAAGGCTGAGGAGAATTTGCTGTTGCAGTCGCAGACGTTTGAGACGACTTGGATTGATAGCAACGCGACAGTTGCTGCCAATTCTACGACAGCGCCTGATGGCACAACTACGGCAGATACGCTTACAGATACTGCAACCAGTGGCGCTCACCTTGTTTCTCAAGCGTCAGTTCCTACTGTCGTAGGTGTTGACTTTTCTGTCAGTGTTTACGCACAAGCAGGCACACTAAACTATGTTTCTTTATCTCTGACGAACAGTACTATCTCAAACAGATACGCAGCAATCACGGCAGATTTGTCTGGGGGCACGATTACTGACTCAAGCACAGCTAACTCAACAATTGCATCTTCCTCAATCACATCAGTCGGAGGTGGATGGTATCGACTTACTCTTGTCGCTTCTTCTACCTTGACAGGATTTACTTCGGCGCGTATTGCTACATCCAACAGCGGAACGCCAACATATACATCTTTCGGGCAACCAACCTATTCTGGCTCCGGTCAAACAGTCTTTATCTGGGGCGCTCAACTAGAGCAACGCTCCTCCGTCACCGCCTACACAGCCACAACCACGCAGCCGATCACCAACTACATCCCTGTGTTGCAGACCGCCGCCGCAAACGTAGCGCGGTTCGATCACACCCCGACAACGGGCGAGGCGCTGGGGTTGCTTGCGGAGGAGCAGCGGACGAATCTTCAAGTTTACTCTGAAGATTTTGCAAACGCGGCATGGTTGAAAGGCAATAGCAGCATTACCAGCAACACTATCGTTGCCCCTGATGGAACCTTGACGGGCGATAAGTTAGTTGAGGACACCGCAACGGGCGAACACTCTTTTGGTGACGGTTTTTCCTTTACTTCTGGCACAACGTACACAGGGACTATTTACGCAAAAAAAGCAGAACGAACTTTATGTCGTTTCGGCGCTGGCAATCCAGCTACTTGGGCCGCAGGCATTGTCGTTGATTTATCTAACGGAACTATAACAAGTACTGTCGCTGGCTCTGGAACTATTACTGATGTAGGAAATGGATGGTATCGTATTTCCGTTACAGGACAGGCTTTAGCAACCGCAGTAACTAATTTTGCGATGCGTCTAGTGTCTTCTGGCACAACCATTTCCTACACCGGAGACGGCTACAGCGGCATCTTCATCTGGGGCGCTCAACTCGAAGCCGGAGCCTTCCCCACCTCCTATATCGCCACAACCTCTGCACAAGTCACGCGCAGTGCTGATGCTGCAAGCATGACGGGGACTAACTTTAGTGAGTGGTACTCGCCTAGTGGAACCGCATACTTGGATGGCACGAACGGCTGTATATTTGCGGCGCATCAGGGTTCCACAAGCTCCTATACCAACTTCTGGCAGATCGGGAACAACAGCGCCTACGGTGTCGATAAGTACATGCCGGGCAATTACAATGCAGTGATTCAATGGGAGTTCCGAGTGTTTTCCGGAGGGCAAGGACAGAAGTACGCAATCGCAATGGCTACTAACGACATCGCGGGATATATTGATGGCGTCCAGTTTGGAACGGATTCAAGCGCAACCCTTCCAGCAAATATTAACTCGGCATACATAAAAGTAAATGGAGTCGGGTATTTCAAGAAACTAGCCTACTACCCGCGGCGCCTGACCAACGCCCAACTTCAAGCACTCACAAGCTGAGGACATCATGGATAAATACTTATCTTTTGCAAATGAAGCCGCAGCCAAAGCAGTGCTATACCGGATTGAGGGCGCTGTCGAAGCCAGCGAGGGTGTTGAAGCTGTCGAGGGCTATGAGGTTGCTAACTTCAAGAACATCGACACCATTGGCGTGATTTACAAGCGCACAGGTGGGACGGATGAAGAGCCTGTCATGGCAGCGATCCCCGGCTGGCACGTCAACGTGCGGCTGATGCCGGATGAGGATGGCTCCGCGCTTGAATCGTTTGAAGTTTTCCCCGCGACGCCAATGAGGGTTTGGGGTTGATCATGGTGACTGAAGTGGAAACAAAACTGTCTGTTCACGAAGCAGTCTGCGCCGAGCGATATGCAGGGATCAACGCCCGTCTGAAGCGGCTTGAGAAAATCCTGATTGGTACTGCCGGTGCAATCATCCTGCTACTGTTGGGGCTTGTCCTGAAGGTCTGAAATGCTGGCGGAATTGGCGGCGGCTAACGCAGCGTTTCAGGTCATCAAAGCTGCGATCAAAAATTCCGGCGAGATAATGAACGCCGGGAAATCGGTATTTGAGTATTTCGATGCCAAAGCCGCGATTCAAAAGAAGGCAAACAAGAAGTCCAGTAAAGCTAACCGCAGCGAGCTTGAAGAGTTTATGGCGTTAGAACAACTGCGCCAGCAGGAAGAACAACTGCGCGAGGAAATGATTTACGCGGGAAGGCCGGGATTGTGGGATGACTGGCTTGCATTCCAAGCCAAGGCGGCGAGAGAACGGGAAGCAAAACGACGCGCCGAGATCCAAGCAAGGATTGAGCGGATCAAGTTTGTGCAGGCGTTTGCGCAGTACACGCTGATTTCACTTATTGTCACCGCAATTGCGGCAATCATCACTTGGATCAGCGTCCGGTTGTTAGGGAGGGTTTGAGATGCTTGATATTCTTAGCGGCGGCTTATTTGGTTCGATCTTTGGTGGTCTTTTTCGGCTTGCTCCCGAGGTTCTAAAGTTCTTCGATAAAAAGAACGAACGCGCACACGAACTGTCGATGTTTACACTCCAGACCGATCTGGAGAAGATGCGTGGTCAGTTCAAGATGGAAGAGAAGTACGTCGATCATGGGGTTGCTCAGTTGGATGCGATCCAAGAGGCGTTCAAGGAGCAGTCAAAAACCGCTTCCTCAAGCTACAAGTGGGTCTCGGCAGCATCAGCCCTTGTGCGCCCCGG